CCACCTTTTTTACGCTGAATAGCATTGTGAACTGCACCACGATATTCTTTAGCACCACTTTCTACTTTACCATCCCCATCATAATCTTTACCTGCCTTTGCTCTTGCAGTTTGCTCCCCCTTCTTCTTTTCGCCCTCATAAGGTTCGCCATAACCAGTCATCTCAACCGATTCAATATTTGAGTTTGCACGAAGTTCACTAATCTTTTGACGATCTGCGTATCTTACATAAGAACGCCCATCTTTTCCAGTGACTCTAACCTTATATTTCTTGTGCTCGGAAGTTTCTAACTTCTCCATATAAGTTAGACGAATTGGTTCCTGCTCTTCCTGAACCCCCTCAACAAATACTTTAAAGAGTGCGTTTGCTAAGTTAGAAGAAGCCAAATCTTCAATATTGAAATCTTCTGCTTGAACTCCAGCCTTTCCAAAAAGTTTCTGTTTTACCATTGTTTTTTCCTGCTGACTCATGCTACTGTTTTGCATGTATTGTGAATATGCTTGGCGAATAGGAAGTTCTTCTCTCCTAGCTCTGTAACGAATATCGTAAATTGCTTGCTTTACTCTTTTCTCTGGTGTTTTACCGCCTTCTTTTTTTCCTTCTTCGCCACCTTTCTCAGATGAAGGTGCCTCAGCAGGGGAGTGTTTTCTTGCTGGAAGCTCTTCAGCAATATGTTTTTTCATGAGAAAACTTTACTTCTTATTTTTTCTATACTTATTTATGAAATTAAGACCGTATGCTCGTCCACCTTTCTGAAGATTCTCCTTCCCTGTGCCAATTGCTCCAGGTGTTTGTTTTGCAGCATACTTAAAATATCCTAAAGTTCCAACTAACGTATTTGGTTTTCCTGGTTGACGATATGCTTTATCCATCTTCACTTCACTATATTCACGCAAGTCTTTAATCCAAGATTTAAACATTTGACCAGATTCAGTAACACAAATAAGGTAATTAGTTCCTCTACGAATAATGCGTCCGACCAATCCAGTATTTAAATTCTCAACAATCTCATTAATTCTAAAAATAGATTCTGTAATATAATTCTCACGAAGGGATTGAAAATCAAGTTTTGGTGCAATCTCCCAGATATCCCAACCTTCTTTCACGCTCATTGCACCGCGAAGAATATTAAACAATTCCTTTGCTTCTGCTGGTTTAACTTCTGGGGGAAGACCTGAACGGAAAGTTTTAAAATCTCCTTCTGCAGCAGCAAGTCTCATTCTTGATGCAGACATTCCTTCAACACCTTTTGCATCAGGATCTCTATCCCCAGAAGAAACTACTTCGATATTATCAAAATTATACAGTTGCCCATTATATTGATTGGAAAGTTTTTCAAACTCTTTAACTCTATCTCCACCTCCAATAATTCTTACGCCTGCATATCCATTATTATGTGCCATTTTTAAGACATCAAAGACTGTCTTTGTATTGGCATCATTTACAATATTACCAGCATGATTTGGATAAAACTTTTGCATATAGGCAATCTTTGTATCAGGATCAAGAGGATTCTTTTTCTTATCCTGACTTCTCGATGGGAATATCAAATACTGACCATCTTTATCTTGAGACGCTGCCTGCGCTGCAACATCCATTAATTGTTGGTGTCCAATTGTAGGAGGATTAAAGCGACCAAAAGCAACAGTAAGAGTTCCCTTTGTCTTAGGAACTGGAAGATATTGTGCGGGAGGTTGTTCTTGTGCTGCTGCTTGTGCTTCTGGTGCTGGCGGTTGTTCTACTGGTTCTTGCTGCTGTGTTGGTTGCTGAGCAGTTTCTGGATCTTGATATCCGGGAGAAGCAATAGTTTTTTCTTTTTCTGTTTGCTTAGGATCTTTTGCTCCAACTCTTTGTCGCTTGTTATAAAACTTAAGTTGCCCACCCTCTGTTTTAGCAACAAATTCACCTTGACGATCATACCATCCACCATGCCCATCTCCGACAAGACCAAGACGCTGTGCTTGTTGTGAGGCAGATGCTTCTGATATGAATTGGAAAAAACTTTTCATTATTTACTTTAAATTATGTATCAGATACTCTTATAATATGTATTTATTCTAGACATATCTTTGTATATTTCTTCCACCAACCGGTTGAATAATAACTCTTGCACCTTTTATGCCATGATCACTCCTATCTCCCTTATAAACAGCCAGAAAAACTGGTTCATAACTTCCGGAAATTCTATCACCATTATTGAGTTTATGCCCAGAACAAGTTAACTCATAATACCTACCCCTATTCTGCACACTCAACACTCCTTGCATGGTAACATCCACATTATTTTCACCCTTTACGCCCCCATATCCACTTCCATAAACTGCCATTTTCTTCAAATTTTCGTCTTGTATCCTTCTGCCTACTGTAGTTGCCGGAGGTATACCATTAGGAAACATATCTTGCAATGTAGATATAAATGCTTGTGTTTCTGGATGTGCAAATATCAATGGTTCAGATCTCTGAGATGTGCCCGCCCACTGTTGAAACGCTCTTGCACCGTCACCAGCCTTATGAGATACATGCCCAACATATCCACCAACTCCCCTAAAATGGAAATCACACTTAGGAGTGCCAGGAGTACTTTCACACAGACCAACTTGATATGTTGTATTTCCAACCTTTAACGGTATAATTTCGGAACCAATTTTATCAAATATTGCAGTTAATTGTTGGTTTACTCTTATAATTTGAGCATCTTCCTGAGCGGTAGTTGCCTGTGTTCTTCCTGAAAATTCAGAATCTTTATAAATCTGAGTGATGTTTATATATTGTCCAGTAGTTGTCGGAAGCATTATAGATCTTCCACTTTTAAATCTATCAAATTGGTTAACAGAACTCAAATTAGTTAATATAGATTTATCTAATTTAACCTTTTGACCATTTGCTTCAGATAAAGTAAAATCCTGCCCTGTTCTTATTCTAGTCAAAAAAATGTTGAAATTATTTCTCTTTGCAAGTTCACTAGGATTTAACGTCGCCATTTTTATTTTTATTTAGAAATGCCCGTGAGAAGATTCGAACTTCCACTGTATGGATTCTAAGTCCACCCTCTCTACCATTGGAGTACACGGGCATAATAATATTATATCACAGATTAGAGCACATCTCAATTAAATTTAATAAAACTTTCTCATCATATTTGTTTTTAGCAAAATTTAAAGTTGTACTAATAAATTGTATATTTCCTCTTACATATCCCCCTGAACTATCAATTCTATCTAAACTAGCAATTAAATTTGGATTTGATTTATCATGAGATTGATCGGTCAAAGGAAGAACTAATTTTCTTTTTAAATATGGACATTTACCTTCTTGAGTTTCCCATACTTCCTTCAAATATTTCAAATCAATATCACACTCTCTATTTTTAGATTTACTCCTACTTCTAACTTTTTTTAGAGTTTCTCTAAAAGGAGAATACTCATCTTTATCACTTCCACCAAATTGCCTTATAAAGTTTTTATTTTCATCACTTTTTCTCCAACTATCCAAATGTGAAGTATCAAAACTACTAGAGCAATTTAAACTACAAAAAAATGGAGTTCCCAATTTAATTTTTCTATTATATTCACTTTTAACTTTTTCAAAATTAGATCCACATTTTTTACAAATACAAGTAACCATAGTGCTCTCCACAATTATAGTTATTTATAATATTCCCCTACTCTCCATAATGGAAGCATCGAGTTTCGAACTCGAAACCTCCTGAATGCAAATCAGGCGCACTACCAACTGTGCTAATTCCCCAGTAAAACCATTATATCATCGAAGGGGCATAAGGTCAAATAGTTCTGGATGAAGTCTTCCATACTTCCTCATAATTTCACCTGCTTTAGCATTTGCTTGATTTTCAGCAGGACTTCCTGGATGTGATGTAATTTTTTTACCATCCATCAATTGCTTATAATGTATAAACTCGTGAGATACCGTTCTCAAAATGTCAATGGGATGACGATTGACAATGCTAATATAGAGCACGTTTTTTTTCATCATCCCAAATGTCATATGATCTTTAGCAAAATCAGAATCATCTATTAAAACATATGGAATGTCATATGTTAAACGAAGTTCCCCTTTAAGAAAAACTAAAAATCTCTTAAGAAGAGCATCAAACTGCATTCTTGTAGTTGGTCTCCCCTTTCTTTTGCCAATCAAAGACATTTTTTTAAATATTTATTAGACACCAATAACAGCACCAATATTGTCATCAATATCTTGAATGACTGCACGAATATCAGAAATACGGGGAGGAACACTCAGTTCATCATAAGTATATCCTTGTTGTGCCTCAAAAAGGACTTGACGAACTGCTGCGGCAGCACGAACATCCATTTTAATTGTTACTTTCTTTTCTTTAGTCATCGGTCGTCAGCAGCACGGTTTTCGGAGAAATAAACATCAAAAGCACCTTCAGGATAACGCTTCAGAAGTTTTTGAACATTACGAGCAACAACTTCGTCAAGAGTGACATCAAGTGCAATACACGCTTGAGCAACGTACCACATAATATCACCCAACTCAATAATCAGATGCTCACGGTTATCTTCACTATAAGGTTTGCCCTGAAATATCATCTTCTTGACAATTTCCATAAATTCTCCACCTTCTGCATTGATACCAACAGCACCAGTTAGAAGTCGCTCAATATTTGCACCCTTTTCGTCCAGAGCAACAAGACGATCGGAAAGAGAAAGAAAGTCCTTAGATGCATCAGAAGTCACAGCATCCACAAACTCAGCATACTTATCAAAATTAACGTGTTTAGCGGTTTCCATTAAAATTTAAATCCTTCAAACGATTTTTTAGGTTTCTTGTCTTCGTTATCATTATACTCGTCTTCGTTTCCAGAGTCAAGTATGTCTTTTTGTGCTGACTGCTCACAATCATACAGTCTCATTTTAGCACGGTCAATACCCACAATGAAACGCTTGTAGATGGTGGGGTCATTATATCGATTCTTCAATTGCTTCACCATAATCTGTCCCAACTGCTCAAGCTCTTCAGTGCTAATAAGGGCAAACATAAGATCAGCAGTAGCAGGCAAACCAAAGGACTCACTAGTATCAGTAAGTTCAACATCAGAAGAACCAAAACCTGAACGAGTGGTCTGAGTAGCGGAGACAATTGGGACATTAAACTCGACGGCGAGCCCCCTAAGTTCTTCAGCAATTGCTTTAATATATGAATATGAATTAACAGAACTGTTTGCCTTA